CCGCATTACCCGCAAGGCTTGAAGGGCTGGAAAGTACCTTTTGCCCTGAAAACCGCCATATCCGCCGACACAGTGCGAACTAATAGGTGAGGCATTACCCACACATCGCCACCCCAAGATAGGTGATACACGGGCAATACATCGGGTTCTGTCAATTAATTGTGACCTTTGGTTTGTTTCCCTGAATGAAATCCATTTCAGACAGCCATTCCGCGAAATCACTGGCATCGTCATCCGTTGGGAATCCTGAGACAACCAAAGTCACACGATTTTCCCTTTTGTCATGGAAAACCATATAATTCATCCGCGAAAATTCGTCCGCCGGGTTCATTATCTTTTATCTTTTTTGTACCACTTACGGACCACAGTCCAAGCGACGGCGATAATTAAAACACACACAACGGCAATCCAGACATTGTCGTGCTCAACTTTGACCGGCCCGACCGATACGCTTGCGGGTTTTTCGACCGTGGTTGAAATGCTTTGGTTAACCTTACCACCATCATTAACAATTATCTGTTTGCTCATTTGCTCCTCGCTCTCATAGCCCGTGCCATTGACCGTTTGACCTGTTTCTCGAATGTTTTGGGGATAAGCCGTTTGGCAATATCAAAGTAAGGGAAGATGGATTTATAAGTCGCTGACTGAGAATACATTGCCAGCAATACCACGCCATCCTTTCTTTGTTGCCATAACCCCTCCACCCCGCGCCGTGTTGCGACAAATGTGTCATCACGGGCTAACATTTTATTTATATAAGTCCTTGGGCTGGGAAAATTACCATGCTTGTCTAGTTTAATATTCCTTCCGGGTACATATAGCGGTTTCCCCCCGCGTGTTTTTGTACCTCCGAAAATCGTCCACTTTAAATATTCACGAGAAAAGGGTCTGTCCTTTACAATAACCGCCGAATGGAGATTACCCCGGCTAAAATCTGCGGCCTTGGCTATCTTAACCCTGAAAGCCTTCACAGTCCCCGGACGCGGCCTGTCCAAATATTTGGGCATTACCCGCGCTTCCACTGCCGCGACATGCTTGGCGGTCGCTGTGAGGGCTTGGGCAACGGCTAACGGCACGTTTCTTTCTCCTGCCCGTTTTAAATCCCTAATAGCACGTTTCGCGTTGACTTTGATTGAAATCTGCAAAGTATTTCCCCAGAAAAAAGCCCACCGTTTAAGATGGGCTTAAGTTAAGATGGGAGACATGCAACGGCCTCAAGGTCGCAACGGCCTCAAGGCTAGAAATTAGATTATCAATTTCCGGGTTTTCAGTACATACATAATTCTAGGGATTAGACGAATTACAGGGACTAAACGAAATTGATGAATAAAAACGGGTATTTAGTCATTCGAATTTGGTTTAATTTTCTGTTCATTCATTGGCCTTGCTCCGTTGAATTTGTAATGAGAGGAACCGTATTCAGCCAATACATCGTCTAGTGTCATTTTTGGCAAATACATATCACGCTCTATGGGCAACCCAAAAGGCGGAAAATGAACCGTTTCTAATTCACTGAGTAAAATAGACCCAAATTCATTTTCGTGCATACAGCCAAAAATTGAAAAAAGCCAATCGCCATTTTCAAGTTTATCACCTTCATAGACAAAACATGAGTATTGACCCCCGCCAAAAAATTTAACAATGACAGGGATATCTTCCGGGCTTTTGTCCCTAGTGGAATTCACGGGTGTTGCTAGTAATTTTTTTTCAATTTCTTTTGTGATTAATTTCATTATTTTGATCCTATTATTCAAATTTGGTTTCTGAATGGTCCATCGCTCGATCCAGTTTTCGTCCGATTCGCTTTGCACGGCTGGATTGACTATTCATTAAGTTGTTAAATTCGGAGCCCCACGCAACCGCGTCCATTGCTTCCCGTAGCATTTCAATTTCAACATCAGTTAAAGAAATGTTCATTAAATTATTCCTGCTCAATAATGCGGGTTGTATGGATGCCCGTTTTCGTGGGCCTCCGAATTGTAGTCACGCCACGAACTAACAAATCCTCTGTATTCACTCTTGGTTATTCTCCAATGACTGGTCGGGCCTTCGGCCCCTTCATATAAGGCGTCAACGTCTTTGGTGTATATGTATCCGTTCGATGAACGGTGTGGAGATGTGGCGCGAACGTGATCACAGTCCCTACTGTCCGAAGCCCAATAAACGGGGAAAGGGTTCATCATGTACGATAAACGCTTAGTCCAATATTTAACGCTTTCTTTCTTTTGTCGAATTAAAACCCGGTTTTTTTCAAATTTAACAAAGGCTTTAAACTTCCATAAATAGATTAAATAAATTGTTTGCACTCTTAGAATTGATTTTTTTATTTTAGTCATTTGTCTCTCCTTGGGGTTTGTTTCGCGGTGTCAATTTGATTATTGGTTTTGCTCCAGATATTTTTGCTCCCGTTTGTATTCTTGCTCTCGAGAGTTAATCCATCCGTAGAATGAAGAGGGAGCATGAGATTTAACCCATTCCCTAAATGTTTCGCCTTCGGCGTAACCTTCAGCCTTTGCATCTTCATAAGCAAAACGAACGGCTTTAAGTTCTTCGTCGTCAAAATCGTAGGTAAATTCAATTCGCATTTTCATCGTTCAACCCTCCCTATTTCAAAATCGTTACGTTAAAAAGGGCTTCCATTTCGTCTTTGCCAAAAAATTTACAAACCGCAAGGATGATCGCATCGCGGGGGACGGTGTCTAAACGGCTAACTCTGTAGCTCAACGCTTCCCACTGGTTTTCATTTATTAATTCTTGGGCGGTTTGATAAACTTCGTAATCCATTCCCTCTGGGGTTTCGCGGTTGATTAAGTCTTTTAAAATTTCATGTTTTAACATTTTGCATATCCCTCATTTTTTTTGTTTATTAGTGGCCAAGCAACCATTCATTTTTTAAAGCATCCGAGTTTCTTTCTACAAGAATTTTTTCATCCCTAGCAAAATGGCCTTCCTGATTAACCCAAACTTCATACTGCATTTTGGCTTGTTTTTTTGTCACACCAGTATGAAACACATAATCTTCAACCCATTCTTTCTCAAACTCTTCAAGCTCTTTATCTGTCATCTCTTCCCACAATTTCGGTCCAACCGGCGTTGTTTTGGTTTCAACAACAATTTCCTCGTTATATTCTTTAACCATTTTTTCGATTTTAATTTCTGCGCTTTCCTCCACCATCCGAAGATAAGTTTCGATCACCTTTGAATAAACCTCGTCAAGAGTTTTACCCGTTACAGTCACTTCTTTACCTTCAAATTTAACTGTGGCGGTCGGCACGTCGGTGGGAAAATTAGTCAAAAGAGCAATCACATTATTTTCTCTGTTAAAAGCATTCTCAGCAAAACCAATTTCCCAACAAGGCACATCATTTTCATCTTTCCAAATCAAAAAGCGGGCGTCTGTCGGGCTGGCTCTTCGAGTATCGTTTGTTAATGTTGTCATTTTGCATATCCCTTATTTATTGAATAAAAGGATTCTAGTAACTATTGGTTACTATGTAAAGGGGTAAATGCAAAAAAAATTAAATAAATATTCTTGATAGATACGCTTGGATGTTCGCCTGTCTTTGTGTAACCGGGCCGCTATTTGTTTCCAATTAGGACCACGGGTGCGAAAGGCCGCGCTGTGGGCAACGGTCCACAGTGTCCGCCGCATATCAGCCGTCGGGAGTTTCGCAATAGCAACAAGAATGGATTCGTAATCAGTGACTTGCCGTGCCGTGGCGGGTTCAAGTTTTTGTTCTGTTTTTTCGGGGGCATAGGCGAGCCATTCTGGTTTTGAAGTGTCTGGCCAAAAGGTGAGAGATTTGCGCGGCAACGCCGCCGGGAGCCGACGTTCTGTTTCAGCCGCTTCAATTAGGCTGTTGTGTAAGCCGAGAAGCGAAACGGGCTTTTTCATCAGGGGTCATTTTCAAGAGGGCTTCGTAGAAATCCCCAGCATCCACGGGGGTCATTTTTTTGGCAATTGTGGAAATAGGGTCTTGTTTGAACCTTGGTTTTTTCCCATCAACAACCGCCCGGTAATTCGGGTTAGACATTTTTTTGTTTGTTAAAAGGATTTTTTTAATTCGGTTTTCATTCGCTTCTATAGTTTCACTATTGTTATCAGCTAATGAAATCCTATTATTTAATTCTAAGTTTTTTTTAAGTATTTTAAGTGATTCATTAGTCAACTGAATCACTAGTGTTACATTAGAGGGGGAACTTTTATTAACATTTTTTTTGATTTCTGTTAAGCCCCGATCAATCAGATTCGTGTAATTTTTGACCTCTGTCCGTGTGATTCGCCTAATCCCTCCGGTTCTGGATAGGTCCAGCCAAAGCAAAAATTCACTGTGAGGAATCATTTGATACTTTTTTAAGCTCATCGATACGCCAAAGCAAAACATGGATTGTCGTGTGTAAATGCCCGGTTCCGCTGGGTTCCAAAAGGCTTTTCAATGTTTGGATTTCGTCTTGCAGAACCGCTATGTGTAATTCAATTTGTGTCATTTTCCGTTAGTTCCTTGGTGATTTCGTCCCGGATCATTTCGGCCAGCTTGTATATCTCTTTCCGGGCTTCCTTTTCTGACGGTTGTTTTGAGCAAATTTCGTACTTCCGAACGCTATGCGTAATCGTACTTTCATCGCGGTTCATGAGTTTCGCAATTTGACCAGCGGTTAAGTACAGCGTTTTTGACGCCATCCAAGCCAAGCGGCGTCGGTGCGGTGACATCGTGCGGTTTTTTGTGTGATGGATTAATTGTTCAAAAGTAACGTCGTGAATTTCCATAACGGCTGAAAATAAATCAGAAAAATAGACCCTTTTTATATTTGGTTTAATTTTCTGCATTTCCTCGATTTCTTGCTGGTATTCTTCTCGGTTCATTTGGCTTTTAACTCGCACAGATTTTTCAGCACAAAAACAACCTCGTCCACAGTGCGAACGACGGCCACATGACACCCAGCATTAACGAGTCCTTGATGGACGTTCATTTGTTGCTCCGAAACAACGCCTTTTTTGGCCCGTTTTATTTCCAAGTAAACAGGCCCCCAAGGAACTTCCTTACTAATCCACTTTGACGCCGGAATTATAACGACCAAATCCGGCCAACCCGCTAGCACCCCGAAGGCGTGGGAGTATTTTCGGAAAGATTCGCGCATACCCCCATTCGGCGAGTGGTTAATCATGGACCCGGTGGGTAAGGCCATCCGCAAATAACGGACGATTGTTTTGTGAATTTGTCTTTCCAGCGGGATAACATTTTTATTCACCCGGCGAGAATTCATCCATCAAATCCTCCGCAGTCACTTCACCGCCTGAAATTTTTCTGATCCGCTGGGCGATTTTCCAAGATGGTTTTTTGTGACCCCCTAGAATCTGCGTTATAAACGGGCGGGAAACGCCTAGCTCCCCCGCTATCTGGTTTTGTGTGCGCCCCGTATTTTTAATCCAATTTGAAAAGTTCATAATATTTATTTTTAACGTAACAATTAGGTACCTTGCAAGAAAAAAAATAAAAACTTGCAAAATAAAAAAAGAAAAGTTACTTTCCGCAACCTATTATTAGCAGTGATAAATGATTATGACAATTTTTGAGCAACCTTTACCTGAATGGGCTAACAGATTTAACTTTACGCACCACAGTGCCAGCGGGGTCGCCAGAAGCGATTCTCACGAACTATTCGGCAAATGTTACGCTAAACCTAACAAAATATATGACCCGCCGGGTTGTACAATGATTGGCGGTATATGCGCGGAAAATTTTGCCAAGGATGTTTTGATTAAAAATATGCCCTACGAAAAAGCCATGGAAAAGGCTTTGGCTAAATTCGATGCTCACAAGTGCCAAAAACATAACCTTGACGACGCAAAAAAGCACAAAATTATTCGCAACGAAATTTACACAGTACCAAAAAGCAAGGCCGACAAGAAAGCCAAGGTCCCCCCAGAAACCGGGTCAGTTTTTGAGTTAACCCTGAAGCATACCTTGTCGGCCTTGCGGGAGGCGACAAAAGGGGCAAATAAAATCGTTGATGGCCGGAAAATTTCGTTTTCCATGCCGGGGCTTGAATTGGATTTTATAGGGGAAATGGATGTGGAGGCATTGGGCGGGGTTATTGAAATTAAGACGAAATGGCCAAAAATTAGCAAGGAAGGGCGTGGCTGGAACACCAATTCCCTTCCCAGTAAATTAACGGGACAATTTGTTGCGGATAATGTGGCCCAAATCGGCCTCTATTGGGCATGGCTAAAAAAACAATCCAAAACCGTTCCCGCAAAATTAATTTACGCCAACAATATCGGCTATAGAATTTTTTCAAACGCCGACAGCGAATTTCTAACGGATGAAAGGTTTTTACGGGCGTTGGAAGATATGCGTTTGACCGCAAAAATCCGCGAAAACATGATGGCTCGTAGTTCCAACTTGGAAGAGCTTTTCGGGCTTGTGAACCCAGATTTTTCGGATTGGCGTTGGCAAAACGCCGCCCCTGATTTTTTAAAAAAAGCGAAACAACTATGGAGCCATTTATGAATTTAAAAATTAGCGATTTACTGGGAGGTCTTTTGATTGCCGGGGGCGTGTTTGGGGCCTTCCTTTTCGCCTGTGCGTTGGATGACCAATGCTCGGCGTTACATATGCCGGAACCCGCAATTCAAAAACAATATGGAGGCAGTTATGCAAAATCAATTACTCACCAAAGATGAACTATTTAAAGGTTATACTTTCAAGCTCGGTGATCGAGTCTATGAAAAAGGTAAAAACAGGCGTCTGGCTACAATTATCGGGTTAATCGTACATGATGGGGGGGCCGTTTATGATATTCGCCTTCCCGATCAAAAAATCAAGCAAATCGAGGAATCGCATTTAATTGCAAGTGAGGAACCCAATGTCCGAACCAAAAATTCATAATTTGAACGCCGAGGCGGAACAACACGGAAACCAGTTGGCGGCGGCGTGGGTAAAGGCGATAAAAAGCGTCAGAAACCCTATTTTGGACTCCGAAGCAAACTACGGAAGATATCCGAGCCTGAAACGGGTGATGGAGTGTGCTCGTGGTGCCATGCCCACGGAATTAATTATTTACCATTTTGTCTTATCCGCCGATGAAAATAACACGAATGACCGTTGTGTTTTGCGTGTCCAGCACCATAACGGGGATTTTATGGATGTTGGAGAATGGCCACTTTACTGCGTGGACAAAAACAACCCGCAAAAGTTCGCGGCAAGTTTTACCTATGCCCGTCGCTACGTTACGATGGGGGCGTTCGGCTTGGTCGGTATAAACGAGGATGACGACGCACAAAGTGCCGTAGCCGAGCATGATCTACCAAATATGACCCCCGAAATCTGGACCGCCGAAGCGTTGGAAATATTCAAGAAATTGGAAAACACCACAGAACTAAAGTCATGGGCGGAGGTGAATAAAGCGGGTGTTGAAACGCTCCCGGACGAACAAAAACAAACGCTTCGTGAGGCCTACAGTAAGCGGAATTCGGAGCTTAAAAACGAAATAAAAACGGAGGTGAACTGATGGCTTACGACCCCACAAACGAAATCGAATTAAAAAGAGTGTCCCTGTATTTTAACAACCAACAATGGTATCAGGATGAAAAAAGCGGAATTTTGATTCCATTGCAAAAAGATAACCCGCAAGGTATTAAGTTTAGACCTCACTGGTCAACAAAAAACCAAATTCCCATCCCGGAAACCATTGAAGCCGGGACAATATTAAATTTCGGCGCGTGGTGGTATCGCGAAGAAAACGGTCAAGGAAATTTAAGTTTTCAAATCTCAAAAATATTAAATCCCTCCCTTGTGACTCAACCACACCATCCACCCCGCGCTGAAATACAAGCGGAGAAAAATCCTTCAACCATACAGGACCAAATTGATGACGAAATTCCATTCTGAACTAAATGAACCACTTCTCTATAATATCGACCAATGCGCGGAACGAATTTGGGGCGACGATAAAAGCACAAAAGAAAGCAAGCGCCAGCGAATCTATCGGTTGATCGAAACGGGCTATTTAAAAAGCAAACGCACGGGGAAACGACATTATTTTCCACGCGCCGAGGTTTTAAGATTTTGTCAACAGATCGATTAAGCGTTTGGGCCACAGACGGCCATCTACACGCACGGGTCGGGGAAGAGACATACACAGACCAGCGGAGCCAAATAGAGCTTCTGTGGCTGGCACAGAGGATTCTCGACGTTGTTTCCGAGATGGGTTCGCCAATCCTTGAAAAAAATAAAATTATATTGGCGGCGGGTGGTGTGGAACCCACGCCCAAAAAAGAAAAAAGGGTTCCATTTTTTAAGAAATATTCAAAGTGAGGTATGCAATGAACAAAGCCCCCAGCGAAACAAAATTGAAAGCACTTTTTATTATTCAGTTGTTAAAAGAGAACACAGAGTCGCTGAATTCGAATACGGTGTGTGAATTAGTAAGCGACTTTTATAAAAGAGTTTATTCCGAAAATGACAAGACGTTTTCAGGCGTACCTTTAGACCAAAAATGGGTTGATGAAGCCTTGTTAAAAATCGATAAAAATATGGTGGTTTACATTAACGGCTGGAATGACTCGAAAATAGCCAAAGCGACAGGAAGTGAAATTTCCAGCGTTCAGTTGATCCGCAAGTCTAATTTTGGCCGTTTAATCGCTTCCAAATCAGCTAATAAAAAACCGTTGGCTTTGGGTGGAATGGAACGTGGAATCATGGATGCTTTAAACAAACTTACAGAACGAATGGACAGGGTTGAAGAGAATTCCCGGCATCCGCAACAAGGGCAATTTTTATCAACCAGCGAAGACAACGAAAACAAAGAGTCGGTTGCCGTTGATATTGGGGGAAAACCCATTTTTTAACAAAAAAAAAAGGGGGGCAAACGCCCCCTAAATTTTATCATTCTAATCTGTGCACAAATCACAAATTCCGACGCTTCCATTTCAGGTATTCCGCGCCTTCCTCCAAGTCCGCAAAGGCTTGAATACGTGTCGTGGGTTTGTTTGATTTGGGATCAATCACAAATAAAATCGTGGCCCCGAACTGGTGATTTTTAAAACCCCCACGGAGCGCATATTCGTCGCCATAATATTTATAACCTCTTGCACGGGCCATCCAGACCACACGCCCGTCCTGAAGCTCTTCATGTGTTAATGACCAGTTATGATGATGTCCAGCGCAGTAAACGTCTGCATTTTCATCCCATAAAGCGGCCCTTTTCTGACCATGAAGGGGATTGTAAATACTCGTTCCTTTATGGTTATGGGCGAAATCACAGCGAATTTTTGAGCTTGGAAAATTTAAAACAAATTTAGCTCGCCAATCAACCATCGGGATTTGATGGGCCGAAATGGTTTTTAAAAATGTCGCGAATTCACTGTGCATCTGGTCGTGGTTTCCGAACAGCCATAACAGCCATTTAATACCGCTTTCCGCCAAGAACCACCGGGCCAATGTCCTTTCGGATTTTTTCGAAATATCCTGATCCGCATACAAATGTATTAATCTTCCCCAATTATCAGTCGTGTCTCCTATGTTCACGCTCATTATTCCGGGCGTTTCCGCTAAAATATGGACATCGTGTTCGAGTAATTCGTGATTACAATGGACCCCCAAATGAGGGTCCCCGACCACAGCTAACCCGACGGGATTATCGGTTTTGATCCTTATGGGGAACCATTGTTGGGATTTTTCATAAGCCCTTTTTCGGGCGGTGATTTTTTTCATATGGCCCAGAATTTCAGCGGCGGTTAAATCTTCATTCATACTGACAAATTCAGGCATTTCTACGTCGTCAGGCGTTTGAATTTCCGCGCTGTTTTTGGCCACATGCAAACGATGGGAAAATGTGCTTCGATTTATGCCAAGGGCTTTCGCCGCTTCGGTCATTGTTTTATATTCTTTCAGGGCGGCAAGGGCTTCCGCCATTAATTCGGGGCTTAAAGGCGGCGTTGCCATAATATTTAACCCTTTTTAATTTGTTCCGCTAACCGCTTCGCCCGTGCCGGACACTGGATCGCGAACTTCGAGTTGGGGAATAATTCTTCAGCCGCTTCGTTGAAATTTTGTTGTGAGATAAAGGTCAACATTTTTGTGAAATTTGTAAGTTTCGGATATCCTAATTGAAAACATAATTGAACAAGAACGCTTTTCCGGGTGTTATTTAATTCATTAAACCAACTGAACTTTTCACATTCTTTCAGGCTTCTCAAAACATCATTTTTCAGTAAGAAATCCGCCTCGCCTTCACTAATTCCAATTCCCCCTTTAGAAATATTCCTACCATGCCCGACCGTGTGCGCCCCGACGCTGTCGTAATAACACCAGCGGGAATATCCTTCTTCCCTCCGCAAGTCTTCCATACATAATTCAATATTCATTTCCGGCCTTTTTTTGTTAAAAAATTAACCACAAAATACCAAACAAAAGCACTAAATCGACACAAATTGACCACAAAATGTAACCTTGAAAAACCCGTTTACTCAACTGTCTCAACGTGTCAATCCCCTTTGTTTTTCATAGGTCCGCAAACCAGCTACGCCGAGCAGTGAACCAAGAACATACAAAAGGGCATCCATGTCGAAATTCGGCAATGGTAAATTAAAACCCCACAAACCACCCGACCACTGCACAATCGGCGCGACAATAAAATGGAAAAATAGAGCGAGGCTACAGCACCAACCAACACTAGGTCGCCAACCGGACGTCCAAAGAGACCTATGCGCCGCTTCGACCTTATTGATTTCCAGTTGCCCTAGCTGGCCCTTCATTGCGGCGGTGGCAAGGGTCGCTTCAAGTTCCAGCTTGGCTTTCTCGTTCGCCGCCTTGTCAGGTATCACCCTGTCCAAAACCTCGCCAGCAAGTGGCAAAATTGCGTTCAAAATTCCCAGCATTTAAAAAAACCAGCTTTTAACAATAGTTAAAAAAACACCTGAACAAACCACAGAAATAACCATCCAACTCAATCTTTCCCACCGGGCGGCGTGAGCGTTGACCGTTTTGTTGATTTGTTTGAGTTCCAAAGTCGCTTCTTTCCATCGGAGGCCACACGTTTTTTCATGCTCCGCCAGCTTAGAAAGGGCTTCTGTTGCCAATTGGGTCGGGGATACTTTAGCCATCGGACTAGCAAACCTTCATTTTTTTTTTGATTTCGAGGGAATGATTTCTATCTGTTCGCCATTGTCTATCATACAAAATATGTTCTGACTGGGTAAAAAAACTATCAGGCTCCAAGAACCTTTTGGAGAGGCATAAACCGTCATTAATGCGTTTCGACTTGTCATCGCAACCACAAGCGGGGTTTCGTTGTGTAATTCAAGGAGATTATGTGACGGGTCCTTCGGGCCGCATGGAACCCCTTGCGCGGATAACCCGGTCGTAAAAAAAGCCGCTATAAAAGCGGCCACAAGCGCAAGGGTGCGAAACATTATTTCCAACCAGCGGGGAGCTTGTTTTCAGTTGGCGGATTGGCTTGTTTGTCAATTTGGGCTTGAAGTGCTTCCTTCATTTTTTCTTTGGTGGTTTCTTGTGTTTTTAAAACGGCCCACACCCACTTTTCAACATCCGCTTTTTTGAGCTTGTCAAAATCAACAAACTTTTCAGGGTCTGGATCGCCTAATGCGACAGAGCCATAAGCATTGGAACTTTCATTTTTCTCAGCATCAACGGCAACGTATCGCCAATGCACTACTTTGCATACATTTACCAAGTCCCCATCCACTTTTTGCGCCTCGATGTTTTCGTAATTCATCGCAAATTCAGTCATTGTAAATTAACCCTCCTTGGGATATTTGGTTTTCACAGCTTCAATAACTTCCCGCATCGCATCAGCGGCGGTGTCGCCTTTCCAAAGCGCATCAAGTTGATCGCCAATCGGCGGATATTCGTTACGCCTGTCTTTTCGGTATTTCGGCTCTGGCACATTGACCAGCACATCGTCCAAGGCTTCCTCGATGGTTTGGTGGTCACCAATTATCCAACGTTTTCCATCAACGAGATAATTGTTTTTAACGGGGTCACCTTCGTCGTCGTAGTTTTGACCGTCTTTGCTTAAAAACTCTTTAATTTCTGGCATAAAAATTCTCCTAACCGATGACCGTGTATCCGATTTCCGTGCCTCCGCCCATTCTATTCTCGATGTATAGGGTTCCATTCGTATGAGCGGAGAAATTCAATTTTCCATCCGTTCCCGTGGTTCCACTCAAAATTCCCGTGGTAACGGCCACACGCCCCGATGAATTTGTGTGGACTGTGGTTTCCGCCGTGCCTGTCGAAGCATCAAAAGCAACAATCGCAAAGTCTGTAGAAATGCTGTGGATGAGGACAAAGCCATATTGAATCGGAGGCGTGAAAGATGTGACGGCATCATCGCCTAAAGAAATCGCAGTCTGAGTTCCGATCTGCGGGACGATTGCTCGACCCGTTACAGTAACACCGGTTGACGTTGTTGTTAGTTTCGTATTGCCGTCATGGTACAAAATAATCGAAGAATCCGGCAACCCTACCAATGCGTTTTTCGTCCCCGAAGTCCGCACAAGAAGAATACCAGTGGAATTATCGATGTAGCTATTCGAACCGTCATGGTAAATATTAAAGTCGCTGCCAGTACCGGCGGTAAACTTGCCGTTGTCTGGTAAAGATAGTACACCCGCTTCGGTTAACTTCATTAATTGGGTGGAACCATATCCATTGCAGTCCCAAGCAAAAAACCTATCGGCCTGATTATTATCGTAGTCAATAATGAAGTGCATTGATTCCTTGGTTCCTAAAATCCCGTCAGTGACCCCAGCTTTGCCCATCATTATGGTGCAATCATTTGCCGTATTTTGAACATCAATCAAATGCTCTGGGGCCGTTGTCCCCAAACCGAGCTTACCAACATTACTCATAACCATATAAGCCGATGCCGTGGATGTGGCTTTGAAGCGAAGGTAATTCCCTGTTTCGTTGTCGATTGTGAATCCATCGGCAACACCGCTTTCACCACCGAAAGCCAAATTTCCGCGAGTTCCCCCTGATGCTCCAACAGACCCTAAATTAAAATCACCAGTAACAAGCCCCGTTCCTGTAACGGCTAATTTCGTTGATGCGGAGGTCGCTCCAATAGCAAGGTTTCCCGCTTGCGTTAGCCTGACATGTTCAGTTGCAGAAGCCGCACCATCAGCCGTTGTCCAAAATGTGAGTCTCCCCGGCATGTCGTTTTCACCGGGCGTCCCATCCACCGAACCAATTATTCTTGCCGCAACCGTATTCATATTCGTGCCGTCGTCGCCACACCAAGTTAAACTTCCAATCGTATCTCCACTCGCCGCGATTGTGTACGACCCGATGGACCCCGAACGGCCTTTGGCAAATACAGTTTCCGCACCACCCGCGCTGTTATGTGTACTGAACCAAGTGGCTCCACCACGATTTGAAGCATCGTGCGACTGAGTCCAGTTCTGTTGACCCTCAGATACAGACACTGAAGTTGCTATATCTCCAACAAACATTCTGGAGGTTGCTTTAATCGTGCCTGAAGTGGTAAGTCCAGAAACTGTCAGTGCGGAGAGTGTGCCTAATGAAGTGATATTTGTTTGTGCCGCTGTCGCTAATGTGCCAGTAATCGCCCCTGTGACAGTAATGCCGCCTGATGTAGTGGCTAGTTTTGCGGCATTGTCATAATAGAGAGTGACAGCACCATCATTGGCAAAAACGGCCATAGTTTCGCCAGTGTATTTTTCGATCTTTAAATTGCTGGCAGCACGAAGAATCAAGTCGCCAGTGCCAGAATCATCGATCCGGCTATCGGTCCCATCGTGATAAATCTGTAAATCTTGCGAAGCACCAAGTCGTAATCTTCCATCTACAGGAATTTGACATCCAAATGCATCTGTCGCAAACATTTTAGTACCATTGTGATAAAGCTCTACGGCACCATCATCAATAAATTTAGCGAGGGTTTCTCCTGACCCGTCAATATTAAGTGTACCGGCAACGGCAATATGACCATCAGTTCCATCCCAATGAACTGTTAAATCAGAACCAGTACCCCACATTGTCTTTGCATTATCTGGAAATAGAATGTCATCTGTGCCAGTGGGAATTGTAAATACGGTAGCATCTGCATCGTTCTTTACAGTGATATCGCTGGTAGAACCTTGACCAGTTAAGATAAGTCCCTCCGCAGAGGTATATCCGATAGCCGCATTATCTGAAGCGGCTGTATCTCCACCGGGTTCGATCTTGCCGGTAGAAACGACAGAGGCCCCAGCAATGGCGATCCACGCATCATTTGCCGTGTTCCGTATATAAAGAGTGTTGCCGTTTGAGTCCCACCACTGCATCCCCGCACCCACGATTGTGGAGGGGGCAGAGTTGCCAGAATTGGAAGTGCCTACGGCTTGAAAAAGCAGATTCAAATCACTTCTAACAGCCGCGCCTGTACCGTTGCTGACTACATAATCATGGTTGGCCATGCGAAAATCCTACTTCTTAATGATGAAATTGATGCCCAACACTGGGGACATATTATTGTGAGCATTGCCGCCGCCCGTTGATTGATTGCTGGCGGTGCTATTGTCGTTCGTGGCATCTCCCCGAACATTCTGTCCAGCGTCACCCCGCCCGTAGGAATAATCGCCGGTATTGTTGGTCCCGGTTCCCGTATTGAAAAGTTCTGCATGGGTATGCGCGGCCAGTTCAGCCGTGGTTAAAACATGCGTTTCCTCGCCGCCAGCCTCGGCCAAAGCCCAAGCCGTCGCCCCTGTAGCACTTGATGTTCCGACACCAACGGGCAAACGCCCTTGAAAATTGGGGACGTTAAAAGTGGTTGATCCGTTGCCGGTTCCAAATGTGGTTGAAATGACAGCGAACAAAGCGGACTCACTTGTGCGGTTTAGTGCAGTCCCGTCGCATAATTGCCAGCCGGTTGGCGCACTGGCCGTGGGCCACATTCTGATTTCACCGACGATGGTCGTTATGCCAGAAGCGAGTTTGGCGGTGGTGACTTGTGAGTCAGCTATACCAGCGGTTAAAACCGCGCCAGCGGCAATTTTGGCAGAGGTCACGGCATTAGAAGCCAAGGCCGTCGCATCAACCGCCGCCGCTCCGATTTTGTCAATTGTCACGGCATCGTTTTGAATGGCGTTTGTATCCACGACGTCCGTATCACACTCAGCTTTATCGGTGGATTGGTTCAATTGAAAGAGGGTGATCCACGCATCGTTATCCTCATTTCTTAACTTCAATAAATTGTTGCTAGTATCGACCCAAAACTGGTTCGCAAATCTTGTGCTGGGTTCGCTTGCGCCTGAATGGGTGCTCACAATCGCGCCCAAGGCGAGATTTAAATCTGCCCTAAAAGTTGCGCCAGCGGCGTTCGCCAAATCCATGTCATGCTGTGCCATATTAAATTGTCTCCGCTTTCACGCTCATTTCTTCAATTGAAATATTCCAATCATCCTCCGCCGAAGTCAGAATGGCTTGGAATTGAAATCCACGGGCTTTCGCTTCCGTGGCTTGAAATTTTTGGTAGCCTGTCCACGTAGGCGACCCCGCTGGGTCGTCTTGTGTTGACCTAAAATATAACTGGCAATCGGCATCGCCGCCCAAGGCGTTGTCTATGTCGTCCCAATCATCCACATAGTCCACCCTCGCATCGATGGTGTCGTTGACATTTGCAATCACGGATTTTATATGGCCAACCAAACGGGTTCTTGTAACTGATCCCAATGTTATGACATTGGCAAAAGTATAAGTTCCGTTATCGGCAACGCCTCCGGTGTAATCAAAATTGGCCATAGCATCCATATCGGCAATCGTGTCAAAATTGTCTTCACTGGCCAGTTGTAAAAAATCACCTGATGTTTCGACATCCTCGTCCTTGGCCCCGGCCCAAGCGGTGTGTTCGGTAGCCGTTGCCGACGTTGTGTAGGCCAATATTGACGAACCGTCATGGGCTACGCTTGTCGGGCTTGTCGCGGCTATGCCTGATGAGTCAAAGGGCCTTGCAAAATAGGTTCCCGCCTTTAGGGGCAAGGTGACTTCGGTTGCCGAACCCGCAACAGCGAAACCGATTTCCTGCGAGGTGACCCACGTTTCCCCGGTTTGTGCGGGGGCGTGACGAAATGCAATTTTACCCCCCATTTTCACATCGAGATCGGTGGATTGATCCCACGACAGCAAACACATTCCGCCATTTGATTGAGCCGATAGATTTGTCAGTGCCGAGGGTGCCGCCAAAAGGCCGGTAATTTCCTTGGTAATTTGTGCATAGGTGGAACGAACACCCACCGAATTAACAGACCGAACCTCGAACAAATAAGTGCGTGGTTTCAAATCATTTATTTCTGTACTTCCTTCGCCCATCGTTCCGACGGTTTTGTAATTTGCGGCCCCGGCTTCCTTGTAACGAACTTCATAAGAAATAATGTCGGCATTTCCCGAACCCGTGGCCCAACTTAATAAAGCCCTTGTTTTCACACCCGATGAATTTCTTGTTGAGTAAAGTTCCTCCGTTACCGCCAAACCGCCGGGGGCTGAAACGTCATAAATATTCGGGAGTGTTGTATCAGGCGCGGCATCAATAGTTGTTTCATCGCCGCCGCTCCAATCAAAAACCGTCGAGGCATATTCTTGTAAAGTCAGGTTTATTCCAGCGTTGGAAAACTGCATTTGCAACACGCGAAATTCTTTATTAGTCCACCCGAAAATTGCGTTGGTCACGCGAATGACATCGTGAACGGAAACATTGAGAACACTTAAATTGCAGGGCATTTCAACGACAATGCTTTGCCGTGATTTTTCCAGAACAATCTTTGCCAACCTTTGCGACCGAACCGCATCGGTCGTCCACGGCAGGGCAATATCTCGGGTTATCGTTTCGCCGTCTTGTTCAATATATGTAGCATTAGTGATCCGTGGAAAATCGGTTTCCTGCCAAAATGTATAAGGCGAGGTGTGCGTTCCCCGGACCTGATTGAATAACTCCCTCCGCGAAAACTTGGGTTGTATTGTTATTGAACCGGTCAAGACATCTTCATCAAAACTTGCGCTTTGGGTGGTCGCGGCTCCCGCGAAAACCTTGTACTGGCCAGCCGTATAAATAACGGTTCCCGAAAATGCGCTTAATAAATGTTCCATTAATTCAATCGGCTTGGCATCCAGTTTTCTTGAGCCATCGGCGACGTATCTGAGTTGTGCGGTTTTAGTGACGGTATGGGTTCCCGACCCTTCCGTGCTAATCGCAATCACTGTTCCCGTGTTGGCATTGGCCAAACTTGTCGCCAGTTTAAAATCAGCGCCTTTTGATAAAACGGGGACGACATAATAATTCGTGGATGTGGCTAACCCTGTCGGTAAAGTCCCCGTCGTGGTTAATTGCACCCGATCCCCAAGGCTGTATTCCTTGCTGGCCGTGGTCCGTGCTAATGCCAAATTTGTATTTTTAAAAATGGTATGAACACCAGAACCAACACTTGTAATAGTAATAGCGGTCCCGGCGTTGGCATTGCTCAAATTTGTCGCCAGTTTCAAATTCTTCGCGCTGACCCTTATCACAAAATAATTCGTTGATGCCGATAAACCACCCGGCAAGGAACCCGTCGTGGAAACCTGTATCTGGTCGCCCGTGGCGTAAACGTCATCAGAATTGGCCCGGATTAAAACGTCCGTGAGTGTTACCACCGGATCGCCGTCCTCGTTCCCGTCTTCGTCGTAGGCTTGAACGGATGTTGATTCCGCTGTGAATTCCACCGCGTTTGTATTTGTTGAAAATGTGTCGGCCAAACTGGTCAGCGTTACAAATTCGTCGCAAATATTAGCGGCGGCGGTGACTGTGGCATCATCAATTTCTGCGGTTGTTGAACCAATGCCATCGCTTGAAGTTAGATAATCCCGCGCAATCAAGGCCGGGTTTCTGGACCAGCGCGTCGCGGCGTCCCGTGTGTCGTAAACTTTTTTGCCACGCACAACCGCCTTTACATTTGGGATACCCGTAGCAAAAACATCACGGTCAAATTCCAACCTTATATATATGTATGCAACTCCTCGAAGCCGGTGGTCCGTTGTCCACTCGCTAACTTCAGAAACCAAATCGCTATCCGCCGCTTGATCTGTTGCGCCGAGATGTTTCTTGATACGAACACGATTTTCAAAACGCCCCGTCTGAACATTGCCATCACTATCGAGCATGGCTTCGGTGATTTCCTGATCGTTCAGAAATACTGATTTAATCGCTTCACATTCATGCCCAGCAACAGGGATGACTAAATGCAGATATTTGTTTTCATTGGTTGAGGCCGCAAAAACCAGCGGTCCCGAAGACACCATTTCACCGTAAATAATCCGCCGCGCTGTGACTGCGCTTCTGACAGTCTGGCCACGATCCCGATTTTCAGAAGTAAAATCAGGCGCATCGGGTTCAGGCGCAAGGTAGGAACTCGCCAGCGAAAGGGCAAAAATCAACATCGCAGCTTTTGCTGTGCCGCCGGGCATTATATAAACCATCGCGGCGGAAATAGCGGCGGGAATTACGGCTGGCATTTAAGCCCCCACACGCCAGCTTAGACGCGCATCAGTGACGTTTTTGTAGATTATATCATCCGGGGATAGGAACGCCGCCCTTGAGTCAATAACGACTCCTGAAGCGGGTATTTTAAAGTCAAATAAATCTAGCAAAACTATATCCCCGCGCTGTGCATAATTAGGATGAACGGGTTCTAGAAATTCATCCCAAATATGTTCAATGTTTTTAAAGCCGTGTTTTTTAAATTGTTTAATCGCACCTTCAGCGGATTTATATTTCCCGCGAAATTCATAATCCTTGAATACGTCCTCCCCGGTCAGGGCTTGGATGGCATCGGCGCAAAAAATAAAACAGTCAAATTCACCCCAAGAAAAAAGCCGCTGGTTTGCGGCGTAAATAAATTCTATCAGGCGTGTCGGCCAATTTTCAAAGCGGGTTAATTGCGGCCCCAAACCAGTTCCTTTTCCACCATCTGCGGAACAAATTCAAAACCCTTGTCGGATTCATATTCGACTTGCTGGTCGGCGTTATTGTACCGCCTGACTCTGGCGCGTTCCCAATCAACTAATCGGGATTCTACCGAAAGGGCCACGGTGCATGTATCGCCGCTTTCGACATTCATCTGGTTTATGCGCCCCTTAAAAGTCTCTACGGGGTTTGCAATCAACACATAACTGTCATTCAAAAATCCGGTGTACAAAGTGCAGAAACGGTTCTGGAAATTTTCTGACAAAGCCAGCGTTATCACTGAACTTGGAATACCTGACAGACTGAGCGTGATCGAATAGGTCTGTAATTCAACGCCCTCTTCAATGGCCGAAAAACCCGCAAGTGTTCCCGTGCCTAAATAAGTGTTCCCGCCAAAATCAATATCCCGGTCTGAGTCACTGTAATAAATAGGGCCGCTGTCAAATTCCAATTTAACCAAGTTGACCGGGCGTACGACATCCGACGCTAAAGCGGTTTGATTATCTGCTGAATAACCCCGTGCCATTAAATGGTCTCCTCACCCGTGAAACTGATTCCAAACCGTTCAGCCGTTGTTTCATTCCACGTTACATCTTGACCCGATAAACGCATTACACAACTTGGGCTGGCTACAGTTATTCCCGCGTTATTTTCGGGGCTGACCCGGATCGATGGCTCAATAGTTAAAGTTACTTCGCCGCTACCGTTCGACGTGGCATCGGCGACCACCATGTAGAGTTGTCTTTGTGTGGCATCGACAGCAATGTAATCGCCCGCTTTTAAAACCAGTGTCGAGTTTGACCACCCGTCTGTAATAAGTGAATTCCCGGTTTGACTTGCCCCATTAACCAAAGGGGTTCCCGTGCTGGTTCCTTGTGATGTTTTTCGCGCTACATCGTAAGCGTAAAATGAATTGGCTTGGCCTCGTAATTTAACCAGAAACGCAACCCATTCCCCCGCTTCGGCTTTTGTTAAAGGGGGTAACGAATAACTTGCGTACCATTTCGCTCCAGTGAGTTCTAAAACTTGGAGCTTCCCTGTAAGTGGGGATTGAAAAGTCTGGGTGTTTGATCGTAGCCCGAAACTTGCCGAGGAAAAACCGGGCGATGTGGGCATTGCATAAGTCGCCATTATCTTTTCCCGACGGCTCTGGCATATGCGCCGCCTCGCCCGACAGCACTAAATACGCTTGAAAATGTTTCTTGTTTAATACGTTCAGATTCTTGTCTTAACGCTTGAATAGTCGCTGGGTTGGCCCCTGAAAAATCATAGTTGTTGACCACATTCACCCCCCCGGCACCATTGGGAACTATTTGCCCCGAATTTCTGGGGATGAATAATTCAGGGCCAGCTTCACCCACCATGTAGGGGCGTCCACCCGTAACGGGTCCGCCGTGTTGTTTTGAAGGAGCGGGTGTCCCACCAAACGACGCATCAAGGGCGGCGGCGATTGGACCTGTAATATGCTTGCGAATTAAAATTCTCTGGATGTCCTGAATTATGGAGGTAGCCATAGAACTAAAGGCTTCCTTGACGCTCATGGTTCTATTCATCAACCCGATCAGAGCATCTTCCATCTTTTGCAATCCAGACACCGCCATATTCGACAATTGTTTTTCGACGTTTTTCGATGCTTTCGCGTAATCTTTAAGGCTTTGCAAATTGTCTTCTGTGGCTTTTTTAACGGCGCTCAGTTTTTTCTTTTTCTCAGATAGCTTTTCATTGAGGGCGGTAATGGCTGTCCAAAGATTTCGGTATTCCAATTCTTCTCTGATCGTGAGTTCAATCCCTTTTTCGCTGAGATTGTTAAGCCGTTGATCGATGGTGATTTTGTTTTGGAGGGCCGTACTATGCCTTTCCAACAATTTGATACTGCCATGCTCAGTCGTCATTAATTCGTTAAGCATGCCCTTTTTAGCTTTAAGGGCAATCACTTCTTTTTCGAAAGCCGTTCTAATTTTATCGCTTATGACCACTTGGTCGGGGGCAGTTCCGCCGCCAGCACCTTTCCCGTCGCTTTTTAGCTGTTCTGAAATGGCTTTAATTTTGGCTAATTTTTTCGCTAGCTCTTCGTTTTCCTTTTCCAGTAATTTAATGACGTCCAAATTTTTTACAGTTTGTGACCTTCTTCCTTCCGGTTTAAGAAATGAACCCGAAATACGTTTTTTAAATTCTTTGTTTTCCTTAAGGATTTTTTTATTGGTGGCTCTAAAAGCATCTATCCGTTTTTGATTGGCTTTCATTTGATCCCGGAAATCAGCAGCGCCTAATTCAATTAACCCCCATTTTTTACCGAGTTTGATGACCGCTTGCGTCGCCTTGAACACCAGTTTGATGAGGCCGTCCAGCATCCCCTCAAGCTGTGGCCCATAATTTAAAACCGCTTTCATGAAAGCCGTTCTGATTTGATATTCCAATATGGTGAATTTGTCTTTTAGAGCCTCGGCACTCCGCACCATTTTGTCTGACAAAACCAGACCCAGTTCCTCGGCCCGTCTCGTCCATTTTACAAATTCAGCGCCGCCTTTTCTGGCAATCGCGGCCAACATTGAACCCTGACGACCAAAGGCCGCTACCGAGATAGCCGCCGCATCCGATTGATTTCCGGCTTTCCGCATCCGATCAAAGACAATTTTCAAGGCACCGGTAATCGACTTGGCCCCAAGAAGGGCTTTGCCAAAACCCTTTTCACCCAGTTTTCTGAGGAAGGTATCAAGTGTGCCTGTGTGTTTTCGAGCTTCACCTAAATTTCGACTGAACTTATCGAGGGCCTTGTCGGTAACCTCGGCAGACATGCCGCCAATATCGAAAGCAAAACGTAGTTTCTGTAACTCCCCTGTGGCCAGACCAATCCTGTCTGCGGTCTTGCCAATCTTGTCGGCAAAATCAACAGTCTTTTTCATGGCCATAAAAAGACCAGCCCCGACAGCGGCCACTGCTAAACCAGCAGCTTTAGCCGCACCCTTCATCTTCTTCATGGCACCCGTCACAGAGGAAAACGCTCTTTTGGTGCGATCCTTTGCACCAATAAGAATGTCTAATTTGCTAACTTTCGCCATCTAAAATTTCCGTCCTAATTTTCATGTACGCACACCACTCATAAAAAGCCTCCACACTGAGGTTCTCGATGATCTGGATGTCGATGATTTTCAGGCGATCCGCCAAAGCATACATTGATTGCTTCAGTTGATCGCCCCTTAGTTTTTTTCAATATCGTCTGGATCATTATGGTCCATGATGTCACCGGCAATTCGGGAGATCACAGAAAACTCGGCGGTGCGTAAAAGCGGTTGTCTATCTTCCAACGTGAACATTTTTTTGCCGTCCACATCTTCAGCCTTCCCAATCACAAGATCGACCAAAATCCCAATGTCGTCGTTTGTAATCCCTTTGTACCACTTTCGCATTTCATAAAGAGTGATGGGCTGAGCATAAATTTTTGTCGCTTCGCCATTATCATCGAGCCACTCCGGGACATCAATAACCCTGACCCCCAAGTTTTCCTTGTGTTGTCTAACCCGTTCAATAAATTTTGACGGCATTAGACGGTCGCCGTGGATAATGCGCCGTTTCCAGTGAAAGAAATTGTGGCCTCGACCATGCCATCCAAAGCGGCGCTCCGTTCAAAACCCGTGACGATAATTGCCCCGCTGTAATATGTGTCAGAACTCGATGCTCCTTCGGGATATAAATTTATGGTCGCGGTTGAACCATTTGCGAAACTAACTTGACCATTAGTGTCGGTTTCGTCCCAAAAACATTCCAAGGAACCTTCCCAAGATTTAAGACCGACAGTAAAAGTCCGGGCGGCGTCGCCCATAATAGTGTCCTCAATTGTTTCCGTTGATTCGCTCAAGGTCCACGATTTGAGTTCACCGATATTGTTAGACCCGCTTTTGACAACCCCTTCGCTTCCATTGTGTGTCGCCATAGTTTATTACTCCTTTGACTTTGGTTTGGTGGATGATTTACTGGATACTTCCTTGTATCCAACGCTTTTGAAATACGCGACATCCATATCGTAAACTTCGATTTCAGTGCCGCCATTTTCAGAAATTAATTTAATTCTCTTGGCCATTTTTAACCTCTGTTAAGTTGCTGTTTCTGGGTTATTTATCGCTGTTCGATAAATTACGGAATAGGTAAGTCGGGCCGTCGCCACCGGGCGGTCGCCGTCTTCGCTGTAATCAAATTCTGTCCTGATTAAAAAACTGTCCTTTGCATTGCCTCCGCGTGTCGAGTCCGCCGCCATAGCTACTTCAATTTCCTTGCAAATAGTGTCCAGTGTATTGTCATAATTCGTGGTGGCACGAACCCAAGCTTCAATATTCACATCCAGCAAACGCTCCACGTTTCGCGTCGCGCTCAATGTGTCCAGTGCTGTGTCTTCGTTGGTCGTGTAAATACATAAACCCGGTAAATTGCCAGCGGCCAACGGGTAAACACGGGTCCGAAAAACATTTGACCCCGTTGTACTCAAACTCGTGCAAGCGGTTACAATATTGTCGCGGATGGTTTTTCGAACATGGGCCATTTGTTAAGCCTCAAGAGCCAAAGTTGTCATTCCCTGTCCGTCGTCTTCTATATTGCGAATGGTGTACGTCACGGAATTCACCACCAACGTATCGCCAGAAGCCACCGACGGAACGTCCGATGAACGGCACAAAAACCGCGGGTCATTTGATTCCAGACCGACTTGATTGCCGACTTCGACCAGTGAAAAATCCTTGTCAAAAATTCCATTGACCGTCGAGGCACTACCGCCGCTTGGCGTATAAGTTCCCGCGACACCGAAATCATCTGTGTTAAAAAAAACCGCACGTTCAACATCAGTTTCAATTGCCATTATTTTTTCGTTTTGCGGGAGCGTTTAATCAACGCCGCTGAATTATCGCTATCCAGACCAACACTTCGGTCGTCCGATTTTTTCTTAATTTCATCCGGCTGGCCTTTACCCATATTGATGATGCTGATGGCATCCCGTTCTTGCAAATCCAAAACCGTCCCGGCCTCAATGTGTTCGCCTCCAATAGCGCAGTCGCGTGTAATTTTAATTTTCATATTTTCCTCATTCTGGAAAGTGGAAGGGCCGAGAAAACCCGGCCCCGCCTTTCTTGTTATGTAGTTGTGTAATCCAAGCAAGCCGCGAACGCCTGTGCGTGTCTGACTCCAACATCGCAATCCTGAAAAACAACGACGCGTGTGCCGCCCTTTGAAGAATTGGTATAAGGGTCAATAAGAATGTCAGGGCTTGACCAGAAAGCCAATATAATGTTTGAGAAATCACCGAAGATTATTGCCGAGCAAGTTCCAGAAGTGCTTCCCTTCGTAAGGTCACTAGGAACATGGTTCGTCACACCAAATTTATAACCATAAAGTTCGGTCCAAGGCGCATCCAAAATCATAACGCTGTCCGATGAACTAACCTTCGCCGTGGATGAAAGTTTAGCCTTCACCTTGGAGTTGGTTAAATAACCCATGCTGTCGGAAATTGCGGCATTATCCTGCTCAACTTCTTTCACCAAATTGACCACAGAAGCGAAAGTGGGTGGACCGCCATTCGTGCCGATGGCCACCGATCCAATACCGCTCGTTTTCGTTATTCCAGTGGGTTCGTTCGATCCTGAACCTTCGATTGCCACGTCTTCTATCTTGGCTGCGACGGCATTTAAAAGATCATTACGAACAATTGCTTCCGCCGAAGGGTCACTTTGCAGGAGGAGTTTCCTAGATATATCTGTCATCACCCCGAGCGTTTTAGGGGCAAGGGCCAATTCACCGAAGGTCTGATTTTGTTCAGAAACAGCATTATTTTCTGCAACAAAAGCCGCACTTGCCGCGGCTGTCATTTTCGGAATGGAAACATCCCCCTGAAGGCCTGACATAATTCTCGCCCCCATTGACCCAACAACGAGCCGGGACCTCAAGGCTTCAATAAATTCACCGCCCAGATGATCCACGCCTTTCAAGTGTCCGCCATCTCCGTCGGCACCCACAATCAAATCACGTTGTGACCATGCGTGCGAAGGTACGAAAAAGCCCTTGGGTGTCCGTCCAGAAACCCGGCCAATTTCGTCAGACACTTCTCTTTCGAAACCAGCTTCGCGCCAATCATTGCTAGCCGCGGCGCGAATTGCTTTCATTAAAGAATAGCTTTTTTGCTCACGCGGGGTGAGGTCAGGTTCTGCAACTTCCAAAGGTTTTGCATCGCCAATTTCTTGCAACAAAACGCCACGGAATTGTTCAATGGAAAGATTTTTAGAAATGCTTTCCTCTGCCAAATCCCGGCGGTTATGTTTTGCGCCAAGAGCCAGAATTTCCCTGACTTGCTTGGCATAGTTTTGTGTAGCGTCCCGAGCCGCTTCTGCGCGAGCTTCATCGACGTTAATTTCGACTTGTGGTTCCATAGTGTTTTCCTCCTGTGGAACAGTGGGTTGTTGTTGAATAATTTCTGCCGAGCGTCCGACGCCGACTGTCTGGTCCGCGCCTATGGCAACCAAAGACACCTCTAAAGGGGTCCACCGATCCGCAACAAAAACGGTCTCATTTTCGCGCTCACTTTGGTTTAACTCGTCAATTCGGTATCCGACACTAATATTTTTTCGAATCCCGTCTGCCACGTCTTTAAAGGCTTCATCCGCTTGTGGGTTTTTTCCAAAACGCACAGTTGCGCGTAAACGACGCTCACCGTCGTCGATGTTGACCTTTTCAACGATTCCTATTTGCTGGCGCATATCGTGATCCAGCAATAACGGGGCATTACCTGATCCCAAAAAACTGAGATCAATACTGTCCTCGCTATGTGATAAAATTTCCGTCCCGAAAGAGCGTTCGACCGGGGCTTCGGATGAAACTGAAATATCAACCCGCCGCTCCTCTTCCTTAATAAAATCGGGTTCTACCTCAATAGACCGATGCTGAATTTCAAAATCAATATCCCGGTCTTTAATAATTGAATCTTTGTTTTCAGAAGCAATGTCCCTATGCGTATCAGGGCTTGACTCCTCCTTGGGTGTCTCAATGTGTTCTTCACTCATTGGGTTCCTCATTGTCGACGATAGGTTGCGCTGGAGCTTTAATTCCAAAAGGCTGGAAAGCCAGCGATATGTTATGGCTTTCCGCCAATTCTTTTTCGCGTTCAATTTGTTCGAACACTTCCTCGATTTCGCGCCCGTAATTCGACGCGACGTCCTGCATACTCAACAACCCGTTTTGAATTCCCAAGGCGTTCGCTTGGATTTCTTTCAAGGGGTCAATCCAGCTAAATCCTCGCGGCCTGTAAATCACGCTGTCCGCAAATTTATCATAACGGGTAATGGGTATATTTAACGCCCCGAACGACATAGCCGATCCCAGCCACGCCCTAAAAACTGGCTCCAGAAAATGTTCAATCAAAAAGGTTTGTTGTGTCCGATAATTGTCACGCTCATCCAAAGCACCTTGACGGATCGAACTATAATTCACGCTTTCCAAGTCACTAGCTAAAGCGGCGTACGAAATACCTAAACTGCTCGCCACGCCGCGTAAAACGCTTTTATGAAAAACCCCGAAGGCGGTTGTCGGATGCTGGGGGTCGAACATCTTAATGTCAGCCCCGGCTGGCAAATTGTGAAACGTACCCGGCTCCGCGTTTGTCAATGGTGTATAGCTGTCCTCGTATTCATCCCCGCTGAAACCGTCCCCGTCCGGGGTTGTAATCATCCCCATTGCACTCGCCCCGACCCGGCTGGCGACAAGCTCTGCTTCTCTGTATCCATGTAACATTTTCAGCGGGTTAATCGCGGCGGCAAGTGGGGGGACACCCCGTGTTTGGTGTGGCCGTTCCGGGCTATAAATATGAAGTAAACTAGCCGCTTCCACGCGCTTATGTTTGCGCCCGTGACCATTTATAAACTGTCCGTCGCCCGGATGTTCAGTCAATAAGTAATAACTTTGGGGGCGACCAAAACCATTAATTTCGACACCCATACGAACCTGATTTCCGTTGTCCAATGTAATATTTAATTCCTCGTCCAGAACATCCGCTTCAATAAATTCCAGCGCAAACCTATCACCATTATCCGCCCCCTGAACCAAACGCACCAAGGCTTCGCCGTCACGGGCGATTGATTCGACAACCATGCGCTGACAATCAACAAAACTTAAACGCCCATCGGCTGTGCAGTTGCCACGCTTGCCCCATTGCGACCAAGCCGCTTCAATTAATTTATTACCGGGCGAATCCAGTTTGCCATCGGGGTTCCGCGCCTTGGCTTGCAAGTTCACCCCGGCGGGGCCGACAACATTTGTTTTTAAAAGTTGTAAATAACGTTTAACGTATTCATCATTCCGCGCCAATTCCCGGCAACGGTTCCTGAGTATTTTTAAAGCGGGTTTTAATTCGCTGTCAGCGGATGTTGTACTTGTCGCAAAGTCCGCAAACAAACGGCCAGTATTAATCCCTGCATAGGACCGCCGGGATTTCTTTTTTGATTTTCTTTGAAACCAGCGCATGATTAAAACCTCACCTTCACCTGACCACCAGTGCCGACCCCGTTATTAGCCCGTTCCTTACGAACCGCCCTCAAAAATTCAATCTTGTACCTATCCCGCCAAACCAAAAGATCGCTTATTGATAGCTTGGTCAATGACCGTCCGTTAATGCTATAGCTTCCAACGTCCGACCCGGCGCGGCCTTCAAGAATACTTTCTATTTTATCAAGCATCAGTTTCGCGTGACTTCGCGGGTCGGCTGTATTAGCGTCCCGGTTGGCAATAACCTCCCATGTTCCCGTGTCAATCGTCAGTCTTTGTGAATCGCTCGTGCGGGTGATGTACGCTTGCCACACATAAACCCCCGCTGTGTAATTCGCCGTTGTCGCAGATGCAATTTCCACGAGATAATCATCACTGCTTGCGCTGGCCGCTATTTCTATTTCCGTACTTCCCGTGCCTTCTAGCCGCGCCGAGTATTTCAAAGAATGAGTGCTATTTGAATAGTCTGTGTTCAAGTCCGTCCGTTTCCATATCAGCCTATCCCCGGATATTATTTCGGCGGGTTCTGTGGTCGTGGCGTTATCAGTATCAAATAAATTGGCCATTTATTTATTCCATGAATTGACAAAACTTTGACCAGTTCGACGCCGGGGTCTGGGGCGTAACGGCTGGGCTGGTTCGTTTTGTTCTGGTGGTCGCGTTTTCAAGCGTTGATGAAACCTGTCAACCAAATGATTGATATTTGTATTCAATAAGGCGAAAGCCGCCGTTGCATAGACCCGGACATCGAGGGCTTCATTCCGCGTCCGTGTCTTGACCCACTCGCGGCGGGGTCGGCCTTTGTAATATTTTGTAACAATTTTTTCCGAACTTAATTGCTTAAAGTATTCTGTGTCCCGTTGCGGGAAATGACAGTAACCGGGTCCGAAATCTGCTATTTTCAGACGCGAATAAAAAAGCTCTTTCGCCGTATCAACGCCCACCGGGAACAATCGGATTTTTCCAATATTCGATGTCGAGGGTCGCCCCATTAACGCACGGCCTTCCCCGCCAACGCCCTTAATAGCGAACACCCTGCGGCCTTCGCGGGGCCTGACAAAGTTGTAGACGGATTGGGTGTAATGACCGCCGCTGTCTATACAGCAACACCTAATAGGTAAGTCGACGCCCATCGGATGTTTATATTGTGTCTTTATTATGACGTCTAGTTCGTCCCAAATTTTCGGTCCACTGGGGTCGCCATAAATAATTCCATAATCAATAGACCAGCTTTCTTCCTCGCGGCCCCAACCCACAATCTCATATTCAAAACGGTCTTTCTGGCAGTCAACACCCATTGTCAAAAGCACGACATTTTCAGGCAGTAACCCCCTCCAATCCTCTTCCTCTTGGCGGTCTTCCAAGAAAACAGATTCTAGCCCTTCGCCTTCCTCCTCGTAGGTTTCGGCTAAATAAGTGTTGATGAACACTCTCAAGGTTTCGGGAAGTTTCTTGGCTTCCAGAAAATCCTTTGCCGCCTCGCCTAATGAAATCCAAGGGCTATAAAGGCCATTTAAAAAAAAACCCGCAATCCCATCGTATGGCTTTGTTGACCGCCACACACCCACACGCAGAGACCGAAGCCGCTGTGCGTTGCCCCACGCAGTGCCACACGCGCCGCATACATACGCCGCGGCGTTTGGTCTAGACTTAGGCCACTGCACGTTTTGCCAAACTAGGGTCTGAAATTCCCCGCAATCTTCACAAGGAACGTAAAAATATCTTTGATCCGAATTTTCAAACGCGCTTTCAATACGGCTCGCCCCCCGGATTGTAGGGGTTGAGACCATCACCGTTTTTCGGTTGATAAAATTTTGCGTTCGTTTTTGGGCCAAGGAAATCGGGTCGCCTTCCGTTCCAGCCGACAACGGATAACGGTCAATTTCATCACACAATAAAATTCGGATAGGCCGCGACGCGAGACTTGCGCTACTGTTTGATCCAGCAATCGAAATGTGACCGCCCGTGTAAACCTTGTGTAACGTCGTGTTCCCACTATCCCTTGACCGCGGGTCCTGCACCCTTTCTGATAATGTTTTCGTATCCCGGATCATCGGCGATAAACGATCCTTGGAAAACGCTTGAGCCATACTCAGCGTCGGTTGTAAACACAAGATTGGGGCCGGGTCATAAACCGCATAAAATCCAATCGTGTTCAATAAAATTTCCGTTTTCCCAACCTGAGAACTGGACATAATGACAACCCGTGGAACAGCCGGGTCGCTAATAGTGTCCATTATCCCTTTCTGGTAAGGCACGGTTACCCAAGCACCGGGGAGGGCGCTAGCTTCCGGGGATAGTTTCCGTTCCCTTTCCGCCCACTCGCTGATCGTTAGTCGCGGCGGGGGTGCCATTTTTTCGAGCGTTAGGCTTGCCAGATTTTGCAGACTTTGAAGGGCGTCTGTGTGTGTGCGAAATTCCTTGGGCAAGCTCTCCGAGGGCTTTGTTGACACTGTTTTCCATAAGCTCCTTGACAATTTGCAATTCCGTTTCAGGGGCGACAACGGGGGCGAGTATTGTAGGTAAGGCCAATATACGGGTCCGGCATTCGCCCATAACTTTGTCCCATTGTTTTCGAACGTCCCTAATATTGACCACGCTGGCACGGGCTTTGGCTAATTCAATTTCGGCCATTTCAGCTTCGGCGTTGGTTTTTCTTTTCCGGGCGTCATCCAATGACACAACACTCGACCCGTTATCTATTGAGCGTTCACGAAGGTAATTAACGTATCCGCGAACGCTTGGAACCAGTTCATAACGTCCCCGTTCACTGCGCGGGATAATACCTTCCTTGCTAAGTTGTTGCACTCGCCGGGGCGATAAATCCAGCAGCTTCGCAATGGTGTTTAAAGAATGAGTCGAAGGGTTAGGCATTTTTTTTCTTGTAAAATTAAAGCGTTCTTCCACGCGGTATAATGTTTATACTATAAGAAACAACATCAAGTTTTTCGCGGAAATAATCAACCACGCTATACGGTTCGCCCTCATTACCACAAGTGAAGATATCCAACGCGATAAAATTTTTCTCCGGGTAAGTGTGAACCGCCATGTGGCTTTCCGCCAAAAGCCCTTGTAAACTGCCCTTTTCACCGTCTGGATAAAGTTCATTAATGCTGGGTTTGTAGTTTAAAAGATCCGTTAATTCGTTGTCAGTAAATCCAGTGAAGTCCAAATTAAAATCAGCGTCGCTTAAATCGGTCAATTCCAGCGATAAAAGTTCATGGTCCCACTCCGCGTCCTGACCCGTTCTATTGTCCGCCAGCCTGTAAGCCTTGATTTGTTCAACAGATAAATTTCTTGCAACATGAACCGGGACTTTATCCACACCCAAACAATGCGCCGCCTCAAGGCGGGTATGCCCAGCGACGACAACCATTTCGCTATCGACGACTATGGGTTGCCTCCACCCAAATTCCTTAATGCTGGAAGCGACATTGGCCACAGCTAACGCATTTTTACGCGGGTTTCGGGCGTAGGGAATAATCTTATCTAGGGTTACAAGTTCAATTTCCACGAAACGAAATGGCCTTTCAAATTCCTGTCGCTAAAATTTTATCGCGCCGCATTACC